TTTATATAAAATTAAGGTAAAACAATATGGGATATTTAAATAATTCAACAGTAACCGTCGACGCAATATTAACTCTTAAAGGACGTGAGTTATTAGCAAAAGGAAGTGATGCGTTCAACGTTACTCAATTTGCAGTTGGAGATGATGAAGTAGATTATTCATTATGGAATCCAGATCATCCATTAGGTACGAATTTTTATGGCACTATTATAGAAAATATGCCTATAACAGAAGCAATACCAGATGAAACTCAAGCATTAAAATATAAACTTGTTACACTTCCTAAACAAACAACTAATATGCCTGTTGTTTCAGTTGGTAACAGTTCTATTACGTTGTCAGGCGGAGAAAGCACTATTATATCTCCTAATACTACTAATATTAAAGGAGGTAATGCTAATTTAGGATATACGTTTATATTAGGTAATTCTTCGATTGCTAGATTAGACGTGCAACGGCCATTACAAAATTCGTCACTTCCAACTACACCCAGATTTATTGGAGACAATGAAGATGCACAAACATTTGCAGTTACAGGATTTAGTGTAAGAGTTGTAGCAAAAGATTTATTACAACGTGATGAAAATACTACAATAACTATTATTGGAAATGAAACTGGTGGTAGTGTAACTGTTAATTTAATCGTTAAAAAAATTACAGCATCGCAAGCTTTATCAGCGTCGTAAAAAAAGATGAATATGAAAACAATTGAACAATTAAAACAACAACAACGTTTAGGAGTAGTTCCACCAAGACGAAATAGAAGTCAAGCCCCTGCGGCAAGTTTTGCTAGAGAAGTACCACAAGATGCTGCTGCTCCTGTTTCTTCGGCAGCTGAAACAAATCGTATTAATGAGCAAATAGAACGCTTGGCACAAAGACGAGCGCAAGAAATTATTGCAGAGCAACAACAAGCACAAATACTTGCAAGAAACGGTAGAACATTTACAAAATTTGATGCAGTTAATGATATTGTAGACAATCAAACAGAAACTGTAACAGCAGGTTTATGGAGCGGAAATGTAGCAAGTTTGACTACTTATTTTACAAGTTCAACACAAACGACGTCACAACGTAGATATTATGCTGACGTGTTTAATGGTAATCCTAGTTCCACTGATTCAGAATGTCAATTCTCTGTAGCATTTGGTCATGCATTAGGAAGTGGATCTGATTCACAAGGTCAACTTAATGATTCTCCATCTAAAGCAATTTACAGTCAATATCGACAATTATTATTGAATCCTACTGACACTAGATTTACTACTGCAGGATCTGGAAGTACTGATTATATATATGTTGTTAATTTTAAACGTAACAGATTAAAAGAACGTTTAGATGCAGGTAATTTTGAGTTACCGTTAGCATTTATGTCAGGCGCGTTGGATACTAATGCAACTGGAAGTAATGTAGCAATTAGTAGTAGTAATGAAGTATTTACTCTGATTGATGATTCTTCTTTAAACGCAAATGGCACAGTAGGAGATTCAGGACGTATATATAATATTGTGTCCGGATCAATTAATGATGGAGTGCATAATTCTACGGCTCCTGTATATTATGGATTAGCATATCCGGATTATGGAACCTTAATATTAGACGGAAAAATGTTAGATCAACAACTTAATTTTCAAACTAATACAGGATCTAGTTCAGAAGGTAATAATCATTTCCGATTGTTTCATTCCGTATCGGGCTCAGCTGGTATAACAAATCCAGCTACAAGTGACCCATATGGATTCTTAGCACGTAATTCTGAAAAAATTACTAGTACACATTATTTTGTAAGAATTAAAAATGCTGAATATAATTTTTCAAATAATCCTTCTTATACAACAGGAAGTGTTGGTGAATTAACGCAGACCACATTTGTAGGAGATCCAAAAGCTTATATAACAACAGTTGGGTTATACAATGATTCACAAGAATTATTAGCAGTTGCTAAACTATCAAAACCATTATTAAAATCATTTCAGCGAGAAGCATTGATTCGAGTTAAATTAGATTTTTAATTAAACCATAAGATTTAAGCCCCGATATATTTATTATAAATGTCTAGGGGCTTTTTACTATCATGGCACAATTGAAAAAACAAAACGAAGAAAATCCATATAAAGAAGCATATCCAACCGTTTTTAAAAAAATTGATCAGTCGGATATAAAAGTTAATCCGTTTCAAGCAAATAAAACGTTTCGATTTCTTTCCGGTAGCTCTACAAGTAGTGCATTGCCTTTACAAGGTATATATTCCGATGTTAATATTCTTCCAGCATTAGGATCAGAATTAATATTCAATGATGCTTCTAATATTGATGGCAGCTTACAAAGTGTTACATATTTTTCAATTAATCATTTGTATTATAAACGTAAAACAGAACCAGCAAATACATTCGGCCCAACAGACTTAAATCGCACAAAAAAATTCTTATATGAAACTGCTTCTGTTTTTTCTATACCACAAAATAAAGTAGGAGAAGGAATAAAGCCAGCATCTTTTACATTTACTAGTAGCGTTTCTGGATCTTATCACTCTGACAGATATGGAAATATTTTAGATTCCGGAATAGATAGTTCATCTATTATCAGTGATGTTAAATTTTATGAAGGATTTAACGAGTATTTTGACGTTAGTAGAATTGAATATGAAACATCAGGTGTTACGTATATAGACGGTATTCCGACTTCTAATGGTAGACAATTACCAATTGGGTTATCTGCAAAATTTAGTGGTGCAGGGTATATTGAGTCTGAATTAAACGGCGAATATAATCGAGATTCTGATTTTGCAATATCGATGTTTATTAGTGGAACAAATAGTGGAACTTCTGATCAATTGATAATAACAAAAGCTACGAGTTCTAAAACTTCACAATATCCATTTAGAATGGAATTAAGCGGTAGTAATCAAATTAAATTTAGTGCACAAGGATCTCCAACGTTTCGGTCTATGATTACTTCTTCTGCAGACGTATCTAGTTCATGGACTCATGTTGTTTGTCAAAAAACTGGTAGTGTAATACAAATGTATATGGACGGTATATTACACGCTTCTCAATCAAGTACTTTGTTACAAGACATACAAGCTCCGTTGAGTGCTAGCGCTAGAATAGACAATTTACAAAATTTATCAATAGGAGGATTTGGTACTTCTAGTATGAATTTGCAAGGACAATTAGATGAAGTTAGAATATATAATAAAGCATTAACTTCTACAGAAATTGGATATCTTAAAGATCGTACAGAAGGCGGTACTTCTTTACAAACTAATGTTGTTGGTAATGTGTTTGCAAAACAAGGAATTGTTGTGTTTTCTTCGCCAGATTATCGTATAGATGATTTGTTAAATACTCCATATACAGCTTCATATAAAAGCACGGTAAGTATACATGAATTGAGTGCTGTTGCAAGATTAGATGCTGGTGATTTTAATATGTCTATGAATGTTACGTTGACTCGAGATAATAATCAAACATATCGAGGATTTGTTTCAGGAAGTGATTTTTCTCCTTATATAACTACAATTGGGTTGTATAATGAAGCGGGTCAATTATTAGCAATGGGTAAATTAGCACAGCCAATTAAAAAGCGTAGTGATGTTGATATGAATTTTTTAATACGTTTAGATTTAGATAAAAATATAACAAAATGATACGTCTTAAAAACATATTAACTGAATTGCAAGACAAAGAAATTTCTACACTACTTGACAAAATAAACAACAAACAATTTCGTTTTTTTGATCAAGGAGATAACGGCCGTGTTTATGAAATTGACGAAGAAGATAAACTTTTTAAAATAACTACAGAGTCAGAAGAATTTGAAGTTGCATCAGTTATAGTTGGACGTAAAGGGGAGTTTGATGCGTTTATCCCGATTTATTATGTTAACGAGAAAAAACTATTATACATAATGGCAAAAGCAAATTCTTTATCAGGAAACGATCGTCAAAACATAGAACAATTTTTGCAAGGATATAAATCATATGCCCGGGAAATGGGAGGAGAAGTTTCTATATTTGATTATTTAGATAATGACGGCGCAAGGGATTTAGATCAAGAAGTAGTTTCATTTTTACGGTCTTTACAAATAGAGATTGGTAAAATGGGTATCGCAGATTTAGAATTAAATTTAGATTTTAAAACAGATAACGTTATGCGATATCAGGGACGTTTAGTATTAATAGATTGGTAAAAAAGTTATATATGAAAAAGAATCATTGGCATACTGCGGGTAGTAAAAAACGACAAGCAGCTTATAAATACGGTTATAAGTCAGGATTAGAATTAACTGTAGCGGAACAAATAAAATCAAATAATTACGATGTAAATTATGAAACTGAAATCATTCATTATGTAGTTCCAGAATCAAAACACAAATATACACCAGACTTTGTATTCACAAAAAAGAATGGAGAATTAATGTATATTGAAACAAAAGGACGTTGGACTGCAACTGATCGTAAAAAAATGAAACATGTATTGCAGTGTAATCCTGGTATAGATTTGCGTATAGTATTTCAAAATCCTAATCAAAAAATATCAAAAGCTAGCAAAACAACATATGAAGTGTATGCAAATAAACTAGGTATTAGCAAAGTAGCAAAAAAAGAAATACCAACGGAATGGATGGCGGAATGTTTAAAGCCAGGCGAAAAAGCACAAGATCCGAAACGTTTTTTTGTATAAGGTTTGATTTGTGAAAAAAAAATAATATATTCATTAAAATGATGTTAATTATTTAAAATGATTGATTCAGACTTGAATCGATCGTTAGAACATATATGCAATGTATGTGTCTAACTATAATTAATAATATTATATAATATAATTGGATATGTTACAGTTATTTTCTATTATATAATATATGCAAAATCTTAAGTTATTACAGTTATTAGAATCTGTATTAGGCAAAGGAAAGCCAACGTCTGGCAATAATGTTGCATTTTTCTCCCCATTTACTTCACATTATAAACCTAAATTAGAAATAGACATCAACACAACAAGCGAAGGTCAAAATGCTTGGCACTGTTGGATATCTGATAAAAAAGGCAGAAGTATAAACAGTTTATTCAAACAATTAAATTTAGGCAAACAATATTTTGAACAGTTATCTAAAATAATTAAGTCTGCAAAATATAAAACTACTCCTGATGATATCAAACATGTAGAAGCAGTATCACTACCCGAAGAATATGTTCCATTATGGAAACACAAAAAAACTCCTGACTTTCGCAATGCTATTGCATATCTAAAACGACGAGGTGTTACTATATTTGATATTTTAAAATATCGTATTGGATATTGTGAACGGGGAGAATATAGTGGCAAGATAATTATTCCTAGTTATGACTGTAATGGACAATTAAATTATTTTGTAAGTAGAGCTTTTTATGAAGCAGATAAATATAAACACAAGAATCCAAAGGTAAGTAAAGACATCATAGGATTTGATTTGCTTGTTAATTGGGAAGAACCAATTGTGCTTTGTGAAGGTGCCTTTGATGCGATTGCAATAAAAAGAAATGCAATACCATTATTTGGTAAAATTATACAACCACAACTACAGAAAAAAATTATTGAAAAACGAGTCAAAGACATTTACATATGTTTAGATTCCGACGCTATTCGCAATGCACTTAGTATTGCAGAAAGATTTATGGGTGAAGGATTAAATGTATACTTTATAGAATTACAAGATGAAGATGCATCTGATTTAGGATTTGAGAAAATAACGGAAATTATACAAGAAACTGGAGTAATGACATTTGAACAATTAATGCAACTCCGAATGGGTATTTTATGGAAATAAAAAAAGCAGACAAAATTTATCATATATCTGATGTGCATATTCGCACATTGAAACGACACAAAGAATATCGTCATGTATTTGAAAACATGTTTAAATATATTGATAAAACTAAAACTGAAAATAGTATAGCAGTAGTTACCGGAGACATAGTTCATAGTAAATTAGATATGAGCCCTGAATTAGTTAGAATGTTAACTGACTTTTTTAGAGGATTCAATATTCCTACGATTGTAATTCTTGGTAATCATGACATGAATCTAAACAATTTATATCGAGAAGATGCATTGTCTCCGATATTAGACATGATTGGTAATGACAATATTATTTTCATAAAAGACAACGGCGTATTTGATTTTGCAGGAATAACTTGGAATCATATGGCTGTTGATGTTGAACCCGCTCAATACGTAAAAGGTAAAGACATTGTTACTGACAACTTGAAAATTGCTTTACATCATGGTGCTGTGCATTCTGCTAAAACAGATATAGGATATGAAATAAGCAATGAGCATGTTACTACTGATCTGTTTAACGGACATGACCTGACTTTACTAGGTGATATTCATAAGCCGGCTCAATTCTTAACAGACACGATTGCATACCCTGGTTCACTTATACAACAAAATCATGGAGAAGCATTAGATCATGGAATACTTGTTTGGGACGTAGCTACACGTAAATCAGAGTTTGTTGAAATACACAATGATTATGGATATGTAACCATTGAGACCGAAGGAGACCAAATAGTTAAATCTCCGCATCGTATGCCCAATAAACCTAGAATACGAATCAAGTTCAATGAAACGAGTGCAGCTAACATGAAAAAATTAGTAACATTACTACGAAAAAAATATTCAGTTCAAGACATAACAATACAAAGAACTATTGCTGCAAAAAATGATATTGATTCTGATTCTATTACAATTGGCAATGTTAGAGATGTAGAATATCAAAATACTCTGTTAACAGAGTTTATTACAACAAAGTTTCCACAATCAACTACTGAAGAACAAGATGCAATTCGACATATAAACAGAACTATAAATTCAAAGTTACCAGCAGTTGAATCAGTTAGACACATAACATGGCATCCAGTTTCTTTTGAGTTTGATAACATGTTTTCATATGGAGAAGGTAATCGAGTAGACTTTGATAAAATGAGTGATGTTTGTGGTTTATTTGCTGCAAATACAAGTGGAAAGTCAAGTTTATTAGATGCAATAACATATACGATATTTGATAAATGCAGTAAAACAAGTAAAGCACATGAAGTATTAAACAATAAAAAATCTAGTTTTAGAGGTGTCTTTAAATTTAAAATGAACAATGTACTTTATACTATTGAACGTGTTGGTAACAGAAAAAAAGACAAACATGTTAAAGTAGATGTTAACTTTTATACTGAAACAGAAAACTTGAATGGAGATGAGCGTAGTGATACAAATAAAAGTATTCGTAGATATTTAGGAACATACAATGATTTTATATTAACTGCATTTTCACTTCAAGCTGATAATAATAATTTTATAGAAAAGTCACAAAGAGAACGAAAGGATTTACTTTCACAGTTTTTAGACATAACAGTATTTGAACAATTATATCAATTAGCACAAGAAGAAATCAAAGAAACTGCAGGACAAATAAAAGCATATAAGAAAACAGATTTTGCAGAAACTATAACATCAGCTGACACAGTTATTAGAAATAACGAACAGTTAATTGAAGACACTAATAAACAGGAATCTGAAAAACAAACACAAAGAAACGGTCTTCAGGAAACAATTGTCGACTTAATAGAAACGAAACAACCTACTACATATGACGGTGAGCCAATTGAAACGCTGCAACAACAAGAAACTGATTTAACAGAAAAAATAGAAGAATTACAAAAAACAATTGAAGATACAGAATCAGAAATTTTGCAATATCAAACTAAAATTGATACTGTTAAAAGAACGTTGTTAACGGAAAATTATGATGTTAAACATTTAAAAGATAAAGTGCAACAGTTGCGTAATGCTGAATTAGATCTTGACGATCTCGAAGAAGATAAAAAGAAACAAAAAAGAATAGTAAATGATAAGCAAAAGAAAATTGAACATCTTGAAACACACAAATACGACCCAAATTGCGAATACTGTGTATCTAACGTTTTTGTGCAAGATGCAATCCAAGCTAAGAACGAAATTGATAAAGATAGAAAAATATTAGAAGAAATAAACAAAGATATTGAATCTAAAAATGATGAAATAAATAAATTAACAGCACATGAAAAACGACTTGATGAATATAATCAAGCAAATAATAATATTGACTCATATAATAATAAAATAGAAATATTAGAACTTCGTTTAGAAATATTTGAAAATGATCTTCAAACCAAAGAGTCTGAATTAGAAACTGTTACAGAACGTCAAGATTTATACGTAAAAAATGAAAAAGCAATCGTTCATAATAACCGAATAGATGAACTTATTTCTAAACATAAAAAAGAAATAACCACAGTTACTGCACAAATAAAAACACTGCAAGATCAAATAAAAAATAATCATGGAGAAATTGAAGTTGCTAAAACACAAAAGAAAAATGCTTTAGAACAACTAGAAACATATCGACAATTAGAAACAGAATATAAAGCATATGAATATTATTTAAAGTCAGTTAAAAGAGA